CCGAATAATCGTTGGTGTCGGCAAGCGATCCCGTTGTCCCAATGAGATACCAGTCGCTACCATTGTTACTCCCATAAAGTGAGAAGTTTTTAGCTGCTCGGTCCGTCACAAGTTGAGAAAAAACGTAAAGTTTGACACTTGTCGCGATCAATGGATCAGACATTTGCATCCCGAACCAGGGGCCAGAGACAACATTCCCACTGGCATCATTGAAGCTATCATAGAAAACCCCACTGGCATTTCGGTTGAAGCCATACCCTGTCTCTATGTTTGGAACCCATCCATGGGCTCCATCAACTATTCCACTAACTGCGTTTGTGAATGTTGAAGATTTGGTGAAACTATAGGTTGTTCCATTCACAGTGACGGAATCCGAAGCACCGAGACCCGAACTGAAGGATGGCAAATCGGCAAGTAGAGGGTAGTTCACGGCCGAGTCACCACCAGATATGGTGAAACCCGGGTCGGTCCACGTACTACCGGCCTCGAGGGTCATTGTGGCATCACCAAGTAAGGTAATTGGCGAGTTCGCTTCAATCACAATAACCGTTCGCGATACAGGTGTTGCGTCATTTGTGCCGTCGGTTGCTGTATAGGTGAAATAATAACTTCCGGTAGAATTCACATCAACATTGTTAGAAGAACTGAGAACCGCGTTTCCTGACGCATCAGAAACGGTCGCTCCCGCATCCGAGTAACTTCCCACGGACCCCGCCTCAATTTGAACACTCGAATTCCCAATGAGTGAAATCACAGGGGCGACTGTGTCTCTGACAATCACTGTACGAGTAGCCTGTACACTCTTTCCTGTCGAGTCGGTAGCAGTGTAATGAATGTAGTATGTACCTGTTGCATTAGTGTTGACAGACCCAGATGTGCTAACAGACAATGATGGACCACCGTTCCCATCAACAGCAGTTGCCGAATGTTCCGTGTAATTCTCAGTTACAACTTCAATATAATATGGGTTCAAGTCACTCCGGTTCAAAGTCACCACGGGATTGGTGTTGTCCTGCACATGGACTGTGCGAGTGGCACTGCCCTGATTTCCTGATGAATCTGTCGCAGTGTATGTGACAGTATATGTACCGACATCACTGGTGTTCACAGGATTGGAAGTGCTCACAGACACAGAAGTCCCATCATCGTTTGCGCTCGCACCTGGATCATTGTAGGTAGAATATCTTTCCACGTACTGCGTCCCACCCGATACGGTCACGACAGGTGCTCTAGTATCTCTCACTTGAATAAGGCGAGATACACGCGTAGCAATGTTTCCAGATGAATCCGTCACATCATAGTGATAATAGTAATCTCCAGTTGCTGAAGTGTTGAGATTATTTGTCACAGTGACGCGTGATGTAAGATCCACGGTACCATCCGTTGCAGAGTAACCTGGTTCGGAATAAGAGCCCACGGAACGCTCTACCGTAACGGTACCACCCGTGAGAGAAATACTTGGTGAGGAAGTATCAGAGACAGTGATCATTCGATATTTTGTTGTGGCTGCATTTGACTGTGCGTCACTCACATCGTAGCACACCTGAAACTTCTGTGCCGTTGCCGTGTTCACTGCATCGCTGGCTGCCTTCACGTAGATTGTGTTGCCCATGCCGGCTCCGTGAACCTGACACACGTACTTCATCGTTGTGTGTCCGTTGGTAGGAACGGTGAATGTGACTGTAGCTCCCACCTGGCCCGGGGTTCCAGAGGTGCTCACGCCAGTGTTGTATATAGAACCAGTTGAATCTGCGAACCGAATCGGGTGATTGTTATTCGATACATCGCTCTGATCGAATACGTACGTTTCGCCCGCAGTGAGAGTGATCTCTGGATACAACAAATAACCCTGAGATGTAAAGGTCGAGTCTGTCGTGAATACATACTTATTACCGTTATTACCGACAACCTTAACGTACCACGTGTTGGTACCATCTGGTGCCTTTGCCTTTGTCGTGGTTACAATGGAGGATGTATACTCACTTGCATTATCTTGCACACCAGCACTGCTGAAATCGAAGGCTGTTGCACCTTGTTCTGCATATGTACCAAGACGCTCAATAGTCAAGTTTTCGGGACCAGTAATAGAAATTTGAGGTGCTACCGTGTCGACCACGGTCACAGTGCGTTGCTGTTGTACAGCAAATTGACCCGATGTATCAGAACATTGGTAAATCACAGTGTAGGTGCCTACCGTTGCTACATCGACTTCTGGCAATACAGAATTGTCCGAATTTCTTATGAAAGATACCTGAATAGACGAGCTGATATCCTCACCACCATTCGAGTCGGTTGCCGTGGCTCCAGGGTCTGTGTAAGTGTCCAATCTTTCGACCGATTGATTGATCAGACCATTCCCTCCTGGTGACATTGTAATGATTGGTGGCGAAGTATCAATAATATTTACTGTGCGTTGCACCTGATCTGCATGATTTCCTCGCGCATCCATAACATCATAAGTTATTGTATACGTGCCAACTACGTCTATCAAGACTGGATTATACACCTGAATGAGACTTGTTAAATCGTTCAATCCATCCGATGCGGTTGCTCCCTGCTCTACAAAAGTTACGCCTCTTTCGTGATTTATGATTGCAGCACCCACAATATTGATCACAGGCACACTTGTGTCGATCACATTTATCCTTTTGGATTGTCGCACTGTGGATAAACCATCAGAAGATATCAAAGTGTAAATAATGTACTTTTCACCAACGGTTGCCGTTGATGGATCTGAAGTTTTAGTCACTGCGGATGAGACATCAGTTTGAACTCCATTTGCATCAATCTCAATGGCAGATACACCAGAGTCCGTGAATGTGGACCCACGTTCAACAGTCGTAGATTCCGAATCCAAAACGATTATTGGTACTTTCATATTATCGAATTTCAATCCTACCACACTAATCTCTTTTGTGATGATTCCATTAGACGCATCAAATCTTACGATATCTCCAGGGGCGCTCACAAACGTTTGACTAATTGTTTCGTTACCCTTCATAGCTCCCGGTACTAAGGATACCGACTGTATGACGCGTCTCGGCCCCGAAGATGGTCCCGTTGTCAATGTAATGACATTTTCACTAGTAGTGGAAGGAATTGCAGACACTGTTGCACCATGTTTCGCAATGACAGGTATCACAGAACCACCTCCCGTGTAAACAACTTCACATCGGAATCCATCTGTATCAACTGAAGTGACCAATGGAAGATTTTTGAAGGAATTCGCATTTAAAACATCTTGATGGAACCTTACATACTTGTACGCGAACCCGCCCCCCGTAGTCACTGTATCGTATCCAAAATAGAACGGACGAGATGAATTTTTTCCAAATGCCCCAGTGAGCTGGAATCTTGATTTCTCCACTTGAACTGATATTGTATTTTGTGCTGAAGACCATGTCACAAGCATATGAAACCATGTGTCTTTCTGCCAATGCCCCAAATCAATACTTAACACCTCAGATCCATCGGAACATTCCGCGATCAAGCTGTAATTTTGAGTATCGTATTTTGTTGCGAATACACCGAAATAATTCCCACTAGTCCCCGTGGAAACCAGAGCCACACGCGACCCAGCCATACCATCGGGGACATCAGTATCGAAATTCGTTCCTTTCCATTCCATATCAATACTAAAAGAACCATTGGCTTGGAAACCTGCTGGATTCGTCATTTCGAGATACTGCCCCGAACCGAGCTCTAATACATTTTCAGTAACGTTTGATGACGACTCAAACGTAAAACTACTCGAGTAAAGTCCACCTGCGGGAACTTGGATCCCCAAGCCAGATGAAGTTTCTACACCACCCAACGAAACCCCCACATCATTGAACGTATTTATCTGTTCCACAGAATATAAACTGCTATCAGGATTTGACCCAGAAAAATTACCCACCACTCTGGTATTGAACTCTCTTGGTACTAAAGTTTGCAAATGTGATCTTACGACCCTATTTTCTACAACATTATTTGTATCATCAATTGATGTATCAACACTAACACAAGGGCTACTTGATAGAACTTCGAGACTAGACAAATGGAGAGATGAGCATGATATGTTACTGTGCACTATAGGAGCTTCGTGTATCTCCCCGGACATTTTGTTATATATTCATAATACATTTTTTTGTTTGATTTGTACACAGTAGATATATATTAATCATTTTTTTCTTAACCATATTTTGGGGCCTAAGTGTTTCAAAAAATAAAATATTTGTAATTACTAAATGGAATCAATTCAGATAGTTCTAGTGTTTGTTCTAGTGTTTATTGCTTACCTCTACTACGAGAGAAATAAAGACGGCAATGAAGACGGCAATGAAGACGGCAATGAAGACGGCAATGAAGACGGCAATGAAGACGGCAATGAAGTAGTCAATATGACGAATCAGTTTCTAGAAGGCGGCAATGAAGACGGTAATACAGGCAATACAGGCAATACAGGCAATACAGGCGACAATCCTAGTGAAAATGACTTGAGTGCATCTGGAATCGCAGGGGCGGGATCGACCGGATCTGATGGATCGACCGGATCTGATGGATCGACCGGTGTGTCAATTCCTACATTCGACACATCAGCAGGAGAGGGTCAGACTCCACCACCCGTAGATACCACACCGAGGAATTGTGTGGGTTATTGGGGCTCCTGGACAGCTTGTAAATTGAACAATGGAAGTGCAGTTCCGTGCGGACAATATGGCAAGCAGAAAAGATACCTAACTGTGCTTCAAGGAAAAGAAGCTAAAAACGGTGGACAGTGCATAACGAAACAAGAACAAAATTGTTACGGTGGTGCGTGCGCAGACGCACCACCTCCTCCACCCCCTCAAAATTGTGTATTGAGCGGGTGGTATAAAATGGACCCGCCTGGGTGCACCAAACCCTGTGGTGGTGGCACTGTAGAGTGGAGACGACATGTGGAGGTATCTCAGGCGTATGGTGGAACATGTCATGGAGGCCTGTCGAAGAGAGAGGCATGTAATACTCATGTTTGTCCTGTCAATTGTGTTGGTTCATGGCATACCATTCGACAGTCGTGCTCGCGCGGTTTGAACCGCAGAACGTTTAGGCGCTGTACCGAAAAGGAATATAAGAGAACTGTGGAGAAGAAGGGTAATGGAGTTGACTGTCCTACTCCCCATGGTCAGAAGTCAAACCAGTGTGTGAATAGTACAAAAAAATGTCCTTAGAGGGTCAGTTATCTTCTCCTCCTCCCATTTTTATGAACTCAGACCCATCACCGGGCTCTTCATACCACTTGATTGGGTGCACTGGAGTGGATATGCACATAGCGGGTGTAGCTGAGGGTGTGGCACGACACGGGTGTACTCTAAATGTGAAGATTACGAATTTTCTATGCGTATATTAATATGACCAGTTCTGTGGATAAGCTTGACATGTCCTTCAAATATATATTAGGACGTTTGGGCTTCGATGAAACACTCCCCTGGTATGAAGAAAATGTTCGCACACCTGAATTGATTGCTCACGAATCACTCATGACGGAAAAAGTTCCTTCTAATGTGCCGTCATTGATGCAGGGGGGTAAAGTTAATATTTCATTAAACAATCGTGGTTTTGACAGCAATGGGAAGGAGACAAAAAATAAACCCGTAGTAACAGCAAGAATCCGAGTACCGTTAACTTCAGTAAATAAGTATGGAAATGAAGAAGGATACTACGTATTCAGCAATGAACCATTAAAACTATCTTGTAAGAATTTTGGTTATGTTGTTGAAGTTCTCAAAGAAGAGAATACAATAGAAGTTACAGATAACAATTTCCATGTTATCAATAACCATGTTTGCTTCATTGACTCCAAATGGTCAGATGAAGAAACCCTATTCGTATCATTCTATGAATATACAGGAATCAGGGGGGTTGTTCAAGTCACGAGCAGTGCGAGCAGTGTTCAAGAACCAACTGATCCTAATCCCAGAACAGACCAGTGCAACAGTGATGAAATTGCAGAAGGGATAATAAATTTATTCTACACCGAGTCTAGATTTGCAAATAGCTTTAGAAACATGACTACGGACGATCTAACAAAAGGGGAAATTACACAAGAATATGACCTTAGTGTAAGTAGATCCATTGAAAATTTATTTGAAAGCATTCCTCAATATTTACACCAACTTTTAATTTCTGAAAAGTCTCAACATTTCAATTATACAACATTCAATGAATTTTTTGAAAAAGTATTATCAACAGTATCTTCTGATGACTTGAGCCAGGGGTCAATAAACAAATATCTTTCAGAAAAATCATTATTAGATATAATTAATAATTCTGAATTGATCGAAACAAAATTGGTTAAAGAATCGCCAGAATCATTGTATTTCACAAACGCTAGAGCTAAAAAGGTTTTTGATGAAGCTATTCTTTCTCTTGATGTCAAAGATGTTAAAAATGCGGTAAACCGAGATGAACATAAAACACTTGAGTTATCAGTTCACGCTTTCACCAATAATCTCCAAAGTCTTACTACAGATAACATAAAGGAAGGATCCAACCTTTACTACAATGATGATAGAGTAATCACTAATCCGGGGTTTATTTCTGTTAGTAATTTACTCAACAATATAACATACGAATACTTGATATCACCTTTGCCCCACGAGGCATTACCAGTTACAAAATCTTCACTTTCCCCCCTGCTGGAAAACTGGCTATCCGAAAAAACACTACAAGATATTGCTGATGGGGATACTAGAAGGTTGATTTCTGAAGAAGAAATGAAAGATGGGTGGGTAATGCTGGAAAATAAAATACCAGTGTCTACAGACGACATAAAAGAAGGAGAAAAAAACAAATTCTTTTCTGAAAATTTAGTCAAAAACATTTTGATAAATTCTAGTGTGGATTTGTTATTACAAGGAGATGGGTCGTTTACATCAGAGAAGGCGGCTTTTGAAGCCCAAAAACTGATAAATGATATTAATTTGGATAACGTTAAGGACGGAACAATATACAAAAAACTATCTGTTGGAGACGTATTCGAGATTGTAGATAATCGATTACATCCGCTAACAGAAAAAGATAAACATTTCTCCGATCACTTTGTAACAATAGACTCAGATCTCGCATTCAAAGACAGTAGATTGAACAACTATGAGCAGCGACTGACTAATGTCGAGGTTGAACTTCCTAGTGTTTCGGAAAGCTTGGTGTCTGTTCAATCAGTATTGAACGCAATCAATTCTGATTCCATACCAGAAGGTGTTAATCTTTATTTTACAGACGAACGTGCATATAGTGCGATTTCAAATGTATTGACAACATCAGAAGTTCTGGAATCTGATTCTCACCTCTACTTTAATTCAGAAAGATGTTTGAGTGTATGTAAAACAAATTTTGTTTCTTCAAATGAATTGAGCATCTCTGAATCAAATGCTCAAAAAAAATTATTAGATAAAATACATCCACTAAGTTTGGAAATAAGTACCACTAATACCGAAGTTGATAATCTCAAAGAATCGTTTTATCAGCATAAAGAGACTAGCAACAGGACTTTAACTGAGTTATTCACTCTTGTAAGCGTTTCTTCAACAATTCTTGATTCTCATATGCTATCTGTTTCAATAAATCATAAAGAATCTACTTCTAAACATGAAAAATCATCAATAATACTGCTTTCCCTGGCTGATGAGATAACAACATCAAATACAACAGTAAATGATTCGCTCCTTGCTATAAATACTACCACTACCTCACTCCAGAATTCGATAACTGTCGCGACAACAATGTGTACCTCCCTGGAATCATGGAAAGAAGACACAGAGGTTTGGAAGAACACTTTGAAAATTAACGCCAGTGATGTGATAGAATCCGAAAACAGATGGTTTTTTTCCGAAGAAAGATTGCTGAGTGTAAACAAAATTCTGTATGACCGTGTTGAAACAATAGAAAACAACTTTACCACTTTACAGACATCATCGGCAACATTGAGTGATGACAGATTGAAATCACATGAAAATCCTATAACTAATGGTCTTTCTGTTGTAAACGCATTAGCGCCTTTGAGCTACAAGATGGTTTCGTCACTTGGCGCACCAGAGTCGGAGGCGTTTGATGATGTCGGGTTCATTGCCCAAGACGTAGCTCAAATCGAAGACTTGTCTCATGCAGTGGTTCAAGGAAGTGATACAATACCCTTTTCATTGGATTATCACAGCATAACAACTTTCACAGTTTCTGCATTGCAAGAACTAACTCTCAGTGTTTCCACCATCAACAACAAAACAACAGATGATATTCAAGAAGGAAGCTCAAACAAATTTTTAAATTCTGAAAATTTGAAAGTAGCACTCGGAACTGTAACTACAGATGATTTGTCTCCAGGGGTAATAAATAAATACCGAGATGAATTTGTTGGAATGAATCTTAAACTTGAAGAGCTTAAGCTTCTATTGCAGCAAATAGATACTGATATTATCCCTCAAGGATCTGTGAATTTATATGATCAAGTTGCTAAAATCATAACTACTGATGATGTGCCCGAGGCAAATGCTCTCTACTTCACGAATGAACGATGCGAGTCTATTGTGAACAGTTTATTAAGCACCTCTTTGCATGTGGACAACATTTCTGAAACAGATTCCAAGGGCTTTCTAACACTTGCACGATTATTGCATGAACTTAAATTCGTGACTGCTGATCACATAGGAAATGGCCTTAGTCACAAATTTCTTAGCTTAGAGACATTTTTAGACTTGGGAATCGATACCGATCACATTCCCGAGGGAAACTCGAGGTTGTATTTGACAGAAGGACGCGTAAGGGAAACGGCAAAAGGCATGTCCATTGACGATTTCATAGACGGAAACACAAATTTCTTTTGTTCACGGGAAGCAGTGAATTTACGTCTCAATTCATTGGATACTAACTCTCTTCCTGAGGCCCCTGGAAAGAAATATGTTTCAAGAGATGCGTATTTCGAATTGAGTATATCTGTTGGTGACATACTCAATAATGAGACACTCGCACGGAGAGAAGAAGTAGAACAATCACTTTCTCTGACTAGCTTATTTCATACTGAACAACTTGAAACTGCAATTTCTATATCAGATCTGAAATTAAGTATTGCAGAAAATGAACTAAACACAAAAACAAATTCTGTGGAAGCTGTATTTACAAACAGTTTGAGCATTTCACAAGATTTACTTACGTTGAACATAAACGAGACCAGGTCCGAACTCAGTACATCAAACGTTAAAATAGACTCTAATACTTTTAATATTAACGCTATTTACTCCTTGGTGTCTGTTAGTGAATTAAACATAGTAGACAACAGGCAACTGATAGATTTGAACACACAATCTATAAATACAAATTTAAATGAAATTCAAATAAACAATACAAGAATATCCCAACTTGATGAAACCTTAAGCCGAGACATATTGTCTGTTTCTGAAGTCTTCAATACAGACATACTATCAGTTTCTAGAGTCATCAATACAGACATACTATCAGTTTCTAGAGTCATCAATACAGACATACTATCAGTTTCTGAAGTAATTGATGGAGGTATACTTTCTCTATCTAATGAAATCTTCCTTGTAAATAATACTGTAAATGTGCTGACTACAGACAATGTGCCCGAAACAAATACTCACAAATACGTTAGTGCCAGATCCATGATAGAAATGGGAATATCCACCGATTCTATCTCTCAAGGGGAATCAAACAAGTACACTACTATCCAATCAGTAAAAGATGTACTGGCCAATCTTACATCCTCAGATCTTCCAGAGGGAGAACTTCACCCTTACGTTACCAAAAACAATGTCATTGCCACTCAACTGAAACCCAATGAACTGAATGGATTCCCTCAGTCGATAAATGACCATCTGAATTCTATTTCATCCGACATGTTGCCCGAAGGAAACACCAACTTATACTTCACAGATCAAAAGGTGCAACAAATATTGCAAGTTACCACTACCAATGACATTCAGGAGGGTGAAGACAACAAATACTTTTCTGATGAGCGTGTTCGTCATGCCCTATCCACTGCATCAACAGATCATATTTCGGAAGGACAAAATAAATATTTCACAAACGATCGTGTGGCGGCTGTCATATCAGCATCCTCCTCTTCAGATATCAAAGAAGGTGTGAACCTTTATTTCACAACAGACAGGGTCATTCAAACACTGTCCATTGCTACCACGGACTCTGTGCCCGAGGGGATTTCGAACAAGTACTTAACCAAGAACAACGTGCTCTCTATTGGTTTTGATGTGTCTGAATTCAATGACTTTTCAAATTTACTTTTAACCCAAGAATCGTTTTTGTCCCAAGTCAGTGCTCATCTGACAACTGATGAAATCATCGAAGGAAATAAAAAATTTGTATCGTCTGATTCTGTACTTGAAGTCATAAATGAATTTTCAACCAATCAATTGACAGAAGGCTCAACAAACCTTTATTTCACAGAGAACAGAGTCAACCAAATTCTTGACGACTCTTTTGGACAAAGATTTGACTCAAATCTTCAAACAAAAACAACAGATAACATACCCGAGGGTTCAACAAATGTATATTTTACCGAAACTGCATTGGCACAAACTCTAAACTCTTCTCATGTGATAGGAACAGGTATAACTCCACAAGATATTGGAGCAAGACCTTTTTCTCTTTCGATAAGTTCTTCAGAAATTGTTGAAGATCAGAGCGCATTATTTTTCACACCAGGTCGGTTTGATACTCAATTTCAAAACAAAACTACAAACGATCTCCAAGAGGGTGACAAACAGTATTTCACATCAGAAAGAGCAATTCAATCACTGCAAACGTTAGGAACATTATACGTCTCTCTTACATCCGATTCACCAGGGCGATTGGATGTACAGATCAGTGTTTCAAATGACCAGGTTCTGGGGGGCAAAATTGAACTACAAATCGCAGACACTGTACACAAGGAGTTCGAATTCAATGGCCACACCATTTCTGATGTGATCACAAATTTGAATCCAGGGCAATTGATAGTCACAACACGGCTGAAAAGCAGATATGGTTCACAGACGAATAATCAAAGCATTATCATTTCAGGTGATACACCATACATTGACGATATATCATTTATTGAAATTGAACCTGGATTTTCAAACCAAATTCGAGTTATTGTTGGTGGTCATGGTAGTTGTGAACTTTCAATATCTTCCAACAACTATGCAATAAAAAATACGACTTTTAATCTTTTTGAAACAAATGAAACCATAATTAACTTGAATTGTATTTTTGACTCTGCTGCCTTCGTTCTTAAACAAAATGATGCAATCGTAGATTCAGTATCTAAAAACATGACACTTGGTTTGATTTTGCCAATGCAAAATCACTTCAATGTCACCACAAATTCACAATTCAGTGCATTAGATTTCTCTCCTTTCACTGGTATAAACATAACGATCCATGATGATCTCAGGATCCTTGATGGAAACTTATTTCACTCAAAATCTAACCCCCTCGGAGCGATACTGTCAGCTACAGAAAATACAATTTCGTATGGAATTTCTAGAGGGAGCCTCAAAACTCAATTGACATCTCCGGCAGTGTTCCTGTCATTCACGTAATACGGTTCCAAATCCACACCAAGTTGACCTCCCCAGCTTGTATCCGCATGCAGGTCACGTGGGATCAATGTGATCACCACAGCTTGTTCATCTCTAGCATGAACGGATTCACGTGCACATCGAACTCCATGGGTGTGTCGTGTTTGAATGCGATGATAAGCCCACCTCGAAACTCTTTCCAGCATGTGTTTTCTATTTTTAGATTGCGCAGCTCGGTAACTGGATGCATAATCTCTTCTTCTTTGAAATCCATAGTATAACCCTTTCTGAAGTTGCCAAAATAACACTTTCTGTTGGCTTCAACAATGAATGTATAATTGGGTTTAATCACCCTGCCTGGACGTCCTTTCACAAAAAACTTATCTATGCCATCAAATTTGACATTAATTCCAGCAGATTCCTTTATGGTGACCACAGAATTAGGACTTGTAAGACCGTTTATTGGATCCCAATTTCTTGTATCAGTAAGAACATCCAATACCACGAGATGAGCTGTTCCTGATTGTTTATTCCGAACGAAGGTCTGTACATCAACTCTCGAACCCTGCATCCACGGGGCACATCTCACTTCATACGCATTGAACATCAACATCTCGCGTGGTTCCACACCCTCTACAGGGGATACCTTCGCCACTTCAAGACCAGGAGGGACCATATGATTCATCAAAGACGGGTTAGAAAGAGCATAACAAAGCCACAAAGAATTTTGAGCAATTTTTAGTTTCATGTGTGTATCCTAACCCATAAAAATAACCTTTAAAGTAAAGCTCACAAATTATCGAGATTCTCTAAATCCCATCCCTCCTCACTGTTTAGACTGGTCGATTTTGTTCTTTGTGAGCGCTCTTGTGTCTACGTGTTCGAAACGAGTGGGCACTGGTGTCTGAACAGTTGTGATATCCTCCCGCCATATGTTGATTTGGTTGCAACTCTTACTACTGAACTTATTGAAATCTCTTCCCGAAATAGGATTGAAAAACTCTGTGACTTTTTCTGCAGCTGGTATAGTAGGTTGCATCAAGCTCTGGCTCGAATGAGACTGGTCAATGAGAGAGTCTCCTTGTTTTTTGTATACGTATCCTGACTTGCTGAGTATATCGAATTGATTTTTCAACTTGCTTTCAATGTCAACTAGATCTGTTGGTGGTGCTTCTGCAAGACGATTGAGTTGTAGTCCATATGTCATCATTGGAAGTTGATCGGGTTGCATTGAGGTCGCATTCAAATAGTAGTCTGCAATTCCCCTCGATTGTTTGGTGTTTGACATTTCAGCCATTTGCCCAGCTTCTATAATGGCATCAAAGGTTTCCATTGTTATCATGGTATATGATTTTTTTTGTTTTATTATTACAAATGAATTGTCAGCAACACAAACCAGCAGAATTTGTATATTCGACTCCTGTGGGAGCACAGAGGGAAAAATTGACTAAGGGTGTTCCTCAAGTTGATATGAACATCTTAGAGGTAAGTGAAACCTTTCATGCTGCTCCTGCCAACGCCGTGTCACATGAAATGTTAGTTAATTACCCCCCTGTAGATGCACCCATTCCAGATACGACACCCAGATTTTACAATACCTTTCAAAGTGGAGACGTAAAGCCTTCGAACTTTGTCTGTAAATATCAAGAAATTACTGATGTAACAAAATCTTCTAAGAAACATGTGCCCGTAAACCATCCAGGTCAAAGACTTCTTGGCTGAGGCATAAAAATTGCTAAAAATAAAAATATTTGATCACTGTATCTATGGACGAAAAATGGAAAAAAGGATTAAAAAAGCAAATGGTGGAGAGATATAAAGAAGAAGAGAAACGGAAAATACAGTTTTACAGGGATTCTGAATTAGCACTCCCTAATGGAGGCAAAATACGTATACCTCCAAAAAATTTATGGGTGCTTATTGGGCATGGTTTAAATCGTCAAAAGTATAAAATACCGTACCCTTTTGCTATACGTACTGGAGCTCCACCAAAAACAGCTACACCAAAAATAGCTAAACCAAAAATACCAAAAATAGCTACACCAAAACTAGCTACACCAAATGTGAAACAACTTTCACCAATAAAATGTAGTGAAACAGAATACAGAGTTTTTCATAAAAAGAAAGGTGTATACGGTTGCAGACGCAAACCTACGAGGAAACCTAAAAGCGCAATGCGTGCACCCGCAATGCGTGCACCCGCAATGCGTGCACCCGCAATGCGTGCACCATCTCAACCATTAGGTGAATTTGGTGAATTTGGTGGAATAATTGAGGAGTTGGATTGAGGAGATCTGATAGGATAAGGGGCTTTTAAGTAACTCGTTTCAAAACCCTTGCTATTATTCCCTGTATATTTAAATGGCAACTGTAAGCGATTTCGGTAGCCTCGAAATCAAACAGCTTAGAGTACAAAATGACATTTCTGCTGTCAGATATGGCACAGAGATTATGGACAAAGATCTTGTGTTCAAAGTGGGAGATATATCAAATCCAAATCAATCGATAAGATTTTCGATACATGACGGCATAAGTTACAAAGATGCATTTTCAGTGGATTCAAATGGATTTGCTGTCTCCGATTTGAACATGTCGGGTCCATCTACAGGTGTGATAGGACTAGATGAGCTTGTCAAGCTGGGTGAAATGAGAGTACAGCATTTCAATGATCACAATAATGAAAGGGCGGGGGAAATTGTATTCTCGGTGAATATTGGTGATACCGATATAAGGACTGTTGACATTTTATCATTGTCTCCAGAGGAAGTTGAGATAACCACTTCAGCAAAAGTACATGGCATGTTGAGTTGTAACAGTTTCAACACTAATACGGTTGAAATCAATGGAAATGAGTTTAGACCAGTTGTTGCATCTTTCAATCACCCTCTTGGGACGAATTCAGTAAAAATTGAAAGAGATGAAACCGGAACTGTTGTATTTAACGGCCCTTTGAAATCTGAAGAGTCTTATGTGAATGTTCTGAACAATAAAACTATTAACAGTGGTAGTGTATTTTCTGCTTCTTGCTCTGTAAGTTCACTTGATGTCAAGTATTGGAACTTTTCTGAGAAAAACAATGATTTGCATATAACAGGACCCGGGAGTTTTCAGACGAGTGAAATTGTGACTGATTCTATAGAAACGGAGCGTGCAAGTTTTGAGGAGGTGGAAAGTGGTAACATGAGTGTTTCACATATGCGTGCCAAAGATTGCTCTGTACTGGTGCTGTCGACATCAAGTTTGTATTTTGATTCGGTGAAGTGCGGGGAAGACCTCAACTTGCCGGATGTGAAAACAGTGACACTGGGCGACCTCTTGGTCAGTGAGAACAAAATGACGTTAGGATCTGTCATGGTGTCTGAAGAAGTTGGGACTTTTGGTGGATTACAATGCAAATTGGGAGATCTAAGTGTTTCTGGTGTGAATTGTGATTATATCGTATCAAATAACATCTTGACGTCTGAGATATCAGTGGGTAATATTTCGAGTGAGATACTCAGTGTACACACCATAGCGTCAAATGCTGCAGCAGCTCATGAAATCACTTGTGGAAGACTGTCAACTGGTGGGGTGATTGGTGTTGGAAACTTTGAATTTTCGTGTAATCAAAATGTTATGCGCTTTTCGGAACATGGTCTTGAAGCAAACTTGTTGAATTCTGAGAATTTGAGCTGTTCTGTTTTATTTTCAAGTTTGTGTGAAACGTCTAAGATTTCGTGTTCTGTATGTGAAACCGACAATCTGGAGTCAAATATGGCGAGTGTAACAAATTTGCTGACTAAGGAAATCAAAAGCGATAAATGTTCGGTTGATGTAATTGAGACGAGTAAAATTCATTTAAAAGATACATTGTTTGACGTCATTGATAATAGTCTTAAAATATCAAGTAATTTGATAACACCTAGTTTGTCAACAAACTCAATACTTGTAGAAACATTGTCTTTTGACGACAATGTTTCGATAAGTATATCTCCTGAACGAGAAGTATTTCTGACATCGAATTTGATGTGTGGTGGTAGCATTACGAGTGAAAGGGCAGTTCACAGCAGCATATCGTGTGCAACTATTGATTGTGAAAATATGAATCTCAAAAACCACAGCTTTGTTACAGACTTGTTCACCGTAAATACAACCGGATTTACAAGTTCATTTGTATTTGACACCGAAGGGTTGAATTTGAATGGTGTTTTGACGTTTTCAAATGATGACAAAAATTTGACTTTGACAAATGGTATATTGAAAAATTCTGGAGAGTTCCGATTGTCTTGTTCAAAGCTTTATTTACCAGATACTGATGTATGTAATTTGAGTGTGCATTCTATGAATACTTCTGTGATCAGCAGTGCCA